GTATTTCTACAGGGGTTTCTTTTTATCGTTTGATGGTAACTCCACCATCTTCATTGAATTTTAGATTTATCCACTTAGCATTTTGTGGTGGACAAGATGTTTGTTCAGAAGGTTTATCTTCAAACCATTCTGCATGACGCCTTGTACCAGAGAACTTATCACTCAAAGGTTCACTTGAAACCTCTGTTACTGGTTGTGCAGTGGGTGCTGGTTGTATACTTTCAATCGCAGAAATCAAATCATTTACTTTTGAATTGGGGCCTACAGTAATACCAGAACCAACATAGTTTTTGACAAGATTAAAGTCATCACAGTTCATAGTAGGTGGATTACTTAGTTTAAGTGTTCCACGTTCAACATTATCACTGCACTTAATCGTTACACTGTTTGCACTAGCAGCGGTACTAAAAAGTACCACTGCTGATGCGATCATAATAAAAGTCTTCATCAATTAACCTTCTTCTGCAAGTTTTTCAAAATATGACATGGTGTCATCATCGTCTTCAGTATTACTCATTGATACTGTAGGAGCAGGCTCCTCTTTCGTATCCACTACAGTTGCTGTAGAGGGTGAGTCATCAAATGCACTACCAGTTTGCATATCTGTTACATTACCAACTTTGGTAGTGCCTGACAGAACTGTATTCAAACGAGTCTGCAATTCATCATAGGACTTGAAGTTAGTAGGAGCAGTAAACTCTGAAAGAGAATATTGTTTTCCCCAAATCTCTTCTAACTTCTCATCATCCTCAGCAAGAGCAGATGGTTTTTCAAACTCTGACTTGTCATAGTTCCAGTAACCATCTACCTTACGTAGTTTCAACTTGAAGTTTGCACCTTCCCAGAAATCAAATGGATTTACTGGAGTCTCATCTTCAAATGCAGGCTGCATTGTCTCCATGACCTTATCAAAGATTTTCTTACCATAGCGATAAAGGAATACTTTACCTTCATTCTCTGGATTGGCACTATCTTTGACAACGTAGATGTTGGAGTAGTACTGCAACTTACGCTTCTGTCTACGTGCGATCTCTTTATCAGACTCTACACCAGAGTTCCAAAACTTGGAGTTTAATTCTGACACTGGATCATTTTGACTAATGGTAGTAAGAGAGTTCTCAATATACCATTGACCAGTTGGGCCTTGAAACGCATGGTTCCAAAGTTTTACCCAAGGAAGTTCTTCGTCCTTTGGTGCTGGAAGAAAACGAATGATAGCAAAACCATTACCAGTTTTGTCCATGACAGGTTTCCAGATACGTTCATCCACGTATGACTTCTTTTCTAGGGGTTTGTTTTCTTGTACTGCTGCACCGAGCAGTTTGTCCAACGAATTGGACTTCTTCATTGCGCTTAACGACATATGTATCTCCTTATGTTATCGTATGTAATCGTATGTTTTATTGTATGTTTAATATATCACAAAGTTTTTCTTTTGTCAAGTACCTTATGTTTTTTTCTAGGAAAACACCGTCTTCCTCATGATCAACCCAATAAAATTTAGTATCAGGAAACTCATTAAAAACAATACCTAACTGTTTCATCCAGCTAACTGGCGTGAACCCTCTCGCATCTTCGGGAAAATAATAGTCAGTTCCCTTATAGATGTTATTTATAAGTTTATTTGGTGAGCTTAAATCAAACCCTACCATGTATACTTCTTTCGCACCATCCTGACAAGCAAGGTGTATCGCTGTATTACCAGCTGACCACTTTTTAGGAAAGTCAATGTCCTTTATACTATCATCCTCGTTGACATAGGTAATCCAGACACCAACATCTTTACCCATTTTAATTTGTAAGTCTTTCATATCAAGATTAGGAAACTGTTCAGTTGCAGATTTAATTTTTTCTGCCCTAAGCTTAGGATCAGCACCAGCAATTACACACTGATCTGTAACTTTTTTACTTTTATGAACAAAGTCTTCTGCAAAATCAGCGGTCATCAATAATCCATCTACAACACTTGCTGGAAGTATATTCCAATCTGCAAACCAACACTGATTCCATTTATGGTATCCTGAGTCATATATTTCTTGTTGTATACCATGATCTATTGCAACAAGGTTATTAACATCACCATCACGATAGATTGCATTACAACCCCATGTGATTACATCATTGGTGACTATTTTCTTTTCACTTGGATTGAACCAAGCCCTAGACTCACCATTACCTAGAACTAAATGTTTAGTCATTTACTCTGTCTCGTAATTCTTGTACACGATTTTCTAAAACACTTACGGCTGTTCGTAAATGCTTTGTGTCACTATCTGTATATCTACTTTTTATTACAGCAATTTCTTCCATCAAAACAATAATTTTATCTACAGTCACTATATTACTTTCATTGTTATACATCTCTTAGTGCCTCCCATGAGTTTGGAAATAGTTCTTTTGCAAGAACATCAATTTGGTCTGCAACCATTTGGGTTTCAACTTGAGTATCTGGTTTGCATCGTAGGTTGCATACACGAGCAAATGCCATTAAAGTACCACTCCAATACCATTCTGTATACATTGATTGTGGTAGAACCATTCGAGCCATCTCTGGTGCAATTTTCATTTTTAACATATTTTCGTAACATTGTTTTGCCCATCCATGAATTGCAGTTACACTAGGCATAGCATCAGAACTAACATCATACTTTATAGTTTTATCAGAGGAACCCTGTTTTTTGTCCTCTGCTGCAAGTCTCCATTCAACAGGTTCATAGAACTCTACTTCACTATCTACATAACGTCTGGATACTTCGTTCCAAACTAAACCGACTTGGTGTTTAACAAGTTGTCTTGCAACAAAGATTGGAGCCTTAACATGAAACTGCATAGACGCATGACCAAAGGGACTCCAGTGATTGTGCTTTGCAAGATACTTAATTAGGCGTTCATCCCCCTCACTCAACAATCCCTCTACAGGGCCTTCAGCAAAAGGCATTGTTCCCCATTCAGACGTTTTTGAAAAAGATACACGGGCAGCATTAACAACAGTCAAATCACTTCCCATGTGATCTATTAGTTTTACTTTCATATTCACTCCTAAAATGGTGCCGGTGGTAAGAATCGAACTCACAACCTATTGCTTACAAAGCAATTGCTCTACCGTTGAGCTACACCGGCAATTCCACTTATCCCCGCTTTTTGAAGCGGTCATGTCTACGAGGAGAATACCCCTTAGGCCATGCTGGTTGTCGTGATGCAAGTTTAGTAACTCGCTGACCTAACTCATCGTTTTTAACGACAAGTTGAGCATTGTCAAATTGCAATGCCTTAATTTGGTTCTCAAGAGTAACAACTTTACCCTCAAAAAACCCTTCTTCTCTTACGGCAGGATTACCGTCAAGATGTACAGTGATTTCCATTAACTGGACTCCTCTATAAGTTTCAATAATTTCATTCTATACCTTTCGGCATCAATTGTCAAGAACCCTTTGTAATTTTTCATAAGTTTTTTTACATCAGGCCACACAAAATCATCCCATACTAACTCCTTATCCCATTTATTACTAAATTCAACAAGTTCATCCAATATAATCATAGTCTCAATGGAGACTCTTTTACCCAAATATTCTTTTAACAATGTAGGATGGTTATCATTTTTACACTCAAAAAGAGGTTCAAAGTTCTTGACAAACGGCTGCAACTCTTGAGAGAAGAGTTCATAGAACATCTTTCTTCGTTGCATCCATTCTTCATAATTTTTGGTGTTAAAGTTTGCAATGTATCCGTCACGTTCTTTAATAAAGTTTGATACAAAATAATTGAGGACTTCTTTATCATCATACCTAGTAGCAGTTTTGACAAAGAAAATGCGGTCTTTCCGTTTCCAGAATGAATCTCTAGAAACTTTTGTTTTACCACTAAATCTGTGGTAATCATAATCACCTTTGAAGTGAGCTTTCAAGGCACAATACATTAGATAGGTATCAACTGCTTGCATAATTTATTCTGGTTTTTTAAGTTTCCAAAAGATATAAGGCTCTTCACCCTCGACTTGTGCTGATATAGATTTGGCACTAGGATCAAGAGATTGTTTACCAACATAATTCCACTCATAACCCTCATTAACTTGTTTTTCGACTTGATCGAAAAATTCTTGATTATCCACTGCAAATAATCCACTAAAAAGTGCTATCACTAATATTGTTCCCATAATATATTCCTTATACTGGTAGTTGTGCGTGTCGAGGAAGAAAATTCAAATCTCTTGCATTTGCTTCAATCTTTTGTTTAAGTGCTTTAGATATCAAATTACCTACTGTGTCTGGTTCGATACCTTCATTCTTACAATACCAAAGTACTGCTTCCATGTGTGTAATTCTTTTTTCTTGTGCGATACTCTCTATTTTAAGAGAGAATGTTTTAGTTGTATTCATCATTAGTCCTGTTTGTTCAATTCACTTCTTTTAGTTTTATAGTCAGCGACTGCGGCCTTAATTGCATCTTCAGCGAGAACTGAACAATGAATCTTAACAGGCGGTAGTGCTAATTCTTTTGCAATATCTTTGTTTGTTATAACCGTTGCTTCGTCTAATGTCTTACCCTTGATCCATTCAGTTACAAGGGAACTTGAGGCTATTGCAGAACCACAACCAAAAGTTTTAAAACAAGCATCTTTTATGATACTGTCCTCATCAACCCTAATTTGTAATTTCATAACATCACCGCAAGCAGGCGCACCAACTAGGCCAGTACCTACGTTATCTTCATTCTTATCTAAAGACCCAACATTACGTGGATTTTCATAGTGATCTAATAACTTGTTACTATATGCCATTTTTTATTCCTTTAAAAGTGAGGGTTAACCATGACCCTCGGCGTGTGTATTAAGGCACAACCCCCTTTGCATTACGCTGTGCGTAGTGCTGCATAACCAGCAGCAACAACTGCTCGTGTTGGTGTACCAATCATATACTTCATATATGTTTCACCATCAAAAGATGATACACGCTTGTTCAAATAGATTGAAAATCCTTCTGAACGAAGTTTGCTAATAACTGCACGAACATTCTTAACACCATAACGTGCTGAAATCTGTTTAGCGGTTAGTTCTGCACCATTCTCTAGTGCAGCTGCGACCTTTGCGGTCTGTGTAGTAGTAGTCATTTAAATGTTTTCCTTAACATTACAAATAAGCTGGAAACATTCCAACTTTTAAAGTGGTAGTTTTTAGTCCTATAAAAGAGAACTACCAAACTCATTAAGTGTCGATATAGCAATAGGTTGCCGTCACTTAAATTAAGTGGGGATGTTTCTGTTGCTAAGTACATCCCCGAAACTCCATGAGATTATGCAGCTAGTGCAAAATCTTCAATTTGCAAATTATCGTTTGCGTTTAGTGTTTTGACCATTAACGGAGTCATCCGACAATTCTCCACTTCTCTAATCAACACCTGTCGATCCTAGTTCGCCCCCATCAAAAGTAGACCAGCTTCCGAAAATATCAATGCACTTCAATCTTCTACTGAATTTAATCGTCCCAAATCTATTGACTAAGGAGCTACCTTAAATCTCATTTAGCTGACGCTCAGATTTGCTAGTCTACTTATGGTGGAGGCGTTGGGTACTGCCCCCAAGTCCAATCTGCCTTTCAATCTGCTTCATCGAACTGTAACTATATTTATACCACATCTAATTTAAAAAGTCAAGTGCTTTTTTATAAAGATGTTCCTTTTGTCGTATTTTTAAAGTTTCCAACACCTACTAATAATATACATAAAAGTCTTTCTTCTAATGGCATCTGTTCAAACACTGTAAAGCTTCCAGTTTCATTATTATATGTAATTGTTACCATTGGAATAATATGATCACCTGTAGTTGGATGTAAAGCTTTACTCTGTCCTAAAAATACTGGCCTCTCACCAAATTTAGTATACATATTGTTTAGAATAGCATCTGCTCTTCCACACACAACAGGTTTACTACTATTAACAAGTTGGCCAGACTCTATTGGTTTGTCCTTAAAAGGGTTTACTATTGAGATTTTTTTATTGATAGTTTCTAGCTTTGTTTCTGTATCAGACGATTGAGTTGTTTGACAACCCACTATCAGAAACATCGCCATCAACAAGGATAGGTGTTTCATTCTGCACACTCCATTCGGTAACTGTTTCCTCTAACATAGGAAGATACTTGTCTTTGTTCTTTATAAATTCTTGAACAGTGCCATCCTCAGTTACCACAAGAATGACTACTTGATTTATTTCAATTCCTGTTCTTTCACCAAACATTTCTGCATACGCTGAACCTTGTATGTAGTAGTTTTCATTCCAAGCCTCAGTTCGTTCTTTAGTAGACGTTTTGAAATCAATAATAGATGAAACACCTTTGTACTCTGCAATACAATCAACTCGGCCTGCAACCTTATATTTATCACTATAGAGTCCTGCTTCTTGTGCATAGATGTTATCTATATTACACAATACTCCTCTTCTTAGTCTTTTGAATAAACACCAAGGAAGAAAATTCTTTGCGTGTTCTGCAAACTTTTCTGGAGATTCATTGTGCATATTATTAAGGTAGTCTTCACACATATGGTGAACCTTCGTACCTCTTGCAGCGGCAGTTCTTGCGATATGGTTTGCAACTTGTTCACCGACACGTTTACGCCACTCAAACAATCCTTGTTTATTACGGACTGATAGAACAGTAGTTATAGAAGGATA